AGGGATCGAGATCGAGGCTTGCACGTCAACGGCTGGCGTTCTTGCCAGGGCGATGCGTTGCTTTTCAGCTTCGACTTTTTCCATGCGTGCTTCGCGTGGTCGCAACTTGTTCTCGATTTCTTCGAGGATGGCGTCGATTTCTTCGCCTTCGTCGTCGGTCAATTCGCGGTTAAGGTCTTCGGCGTCGGCGATCACGGCTTGCATCTTTTCTTGCATCTCGACGATGCGTTCTCTGATTTCTTCTAATGTCATCTGACAATTTCCTTCTGTGATTGATTTTGATTTTTAGGTTTGGGTGTCGCAGTTCTCGCGTCCGCTAATGAGGAGACGACCTGACGCAACTGGGATAAGTGCTAGGCTTATTCTTTGGTTTTAGTTCTTACTGTTTTTATTGCAACAACGCTCTGCGGCGAGTTTCGCCTTTGCGATACTTCGACGGACTGCAACCGGCTCGGCAGCAGCTTTCTCGATAGGCTCAACAGCCTGCACCCAATCAGGAGCGTTGACATAATTAAACGCCTTAATCGATGCGACAGTTTCCTCTGAGGCGTTGACGATCTGGTCAGCGAACCCAAAATTCACAGCTTCGGCAGCGGTGAACCATGTCTCCTCGTCCATCATCAGACCAATCGCATCGCGGTCGATGCCCGATCTCGTTTCGTAAACGGTCACGATCGTCTCGCGAATCTTATCAAGGACGTTGGCAAGGTCACGCAGGTCGTCAGCACCACCGACAGCCGCAGGCGTCCACGGGTTGTGGATCATCATTAAGGCGTTGCTGCTCATCTGAATCTCCGAGCCAGCCATCGCGATCACGCTGGCAACTGAGGCAGCGATCCCGTCGATGTAGACGATGACCCTGCCGCCGGTTGTCGCTTTCCATGACTCAAGAAGCGAATAGATTGCTTGACCTTCGAAGACATCACCGCCGCCGCTGTTGATCCGCAATTCGAGATCGCCGTCGGACGCTTCGTCGAGTGCCATCCGCACATAACTCGCGTCGATATCGTATCCCACAGTTCCATATAAATAGATTTTACTCGGCATCAGCTTTTCTCCATTATTCGATGAATGATCTCATCGGCTCGGACGTCCCACGTTGAGACCTCCGCGACGATCTTGGTTTCTAGTTCTTCCGGTTTGCACTCGGTGACGTTGAGCAGTCTGTCGATCGAGTCCATGATGTGCGACTGCGTGAGTTCGTGAACGTCACAGCCCTCAGCGAATCCGGCAGCCTGTGCCGTCGTCACGCAAGGACGCAGAGCCTCCTCGACCTTTTCTCCGAAGGTGTCATAAAACAACTCGAGCCAACTGATGAAATTAGCTTCACGCGTTGCGGCTTGTTTCGCTTTGGTCACCTCGAGCCGGATCATTCTGCCCATGCGATCGGCGAGCAATGCCCGAAGCGACGGCTCCATGTCCGTCTTGGCTTCGGCGTCTTCTGGTGCTGGTTCCGGTTGTGGGCTGTCGCCGCTTTTGGTGTTCGGATTAACGAAGCTGTCGCCGCCTTCTCGCGCTGGCATATTCTCAAGACGTCGCACCTCGTTCGGACTCAAGAACTCAGAAGCGATCCCGACTTGATAGGCTTGATACCGCTGGAGCAGATCGGCACGCAACAGGCTAGCGGTGATAAACTCGAAATTGAATTGATCCTCCTCGCGTTGGCGGGTTGTCAGTAGCTTGTCTGTCAGTTCTTCCTCCCAGTTGACGATCCAATTCATTAGCGTTTGATCTAAATACGCTTTGTTGTACGCTGCAACGCTCGAGTATGAGACGCTCGAAGTGTCGTTTAGTTTATTGGCAGGCAACAGGAACCACGACGCGATCTCTTGTCGCTGAAATGCCCGAGATTGAAGCCATTGAGCATTATCGTTATTGATGCTCATAACCTTCGCTTCCATGCCGCCGGTTAATAGTGCGGTCTTGTAAGCGTTATTGGCTCCTGCGTGCATCTCATTCCACGACGCGAGCAATTGGTCGGCTTTCTCTTTGTCCATGTTGCCAGATGTCTCGAGGACGACGGACGGTCTGGCGTTGTTCTTGAAGAATCTATTACCGTGTTTCTCTGTTGCCAATCCGAGACCGATAGAATTGCGGGCGTAGGTCAAGCAATCGAGACCCCAGTACCCATTATTGGAGATGTTTTTAATATGGATTATGTCACGATGTTTGACTGGCGTTTCTTCGTCGCCTGCTTTGAATCGCACGAGGTAGACTGGCTCATTGTTGACGATGTTGATGCGGACGCTAGACGTCTCCAATGGGTACAACTCAATCGGGATACCACGCTGGTCTCGCATGATCCACGCCAAACCGTTACCCGTCAGCAGTGCCGACTTTGTAAGCGTCGACATAAATACTTTACTAGTCATGTAAGGATTCGGGCGGCGTTTGATTAGTTGATACGCTGGGTGCGTAGTGGCTCGCTCACGCTCTCCGTTTGATCGATCGAATAATACAACCGGCAGGCGTCCGATGTCGTTGCTGATCGTGCTGACAGCTTGCCAGACCCACGCCAGAGACATCGCAGTCGTCTCGGTGACCACCTCGCCAGAGTCGGACTTTTGCCCGTAGGTCGAGGACTTGAAAAGGAAGTCGTGCGGTGTTTGATACGTCGCGTCCTGCACGAACAGGTTTTTGATTCGTTTTAATAACGCCATCGGGTGTCATTTCTTAAAAGAATATTTCGGGCTGTTTGTTTGATTTGTTTGCGTTGTCCACTGCTCGCCCGCGTGCCATTGCTAGCGCGACCGCCCCGTCTATCTTGTCGGCTGATTTTTTCTTACTGAATCTTATACCGCCGTCGCTCTTTTCGTCGCTCGCACAGTTTGCAAGACACCAGCTCATAACAGGATTACCGTCGTGGTGAATCTTCGCCTCGGCGATATCATCCAATAGCGTCCGTACTCCCGTTGTCATGCCTCGCATCGACTGCCCAACTGCAACAAGTGGTATCCCTTCATCAATTAAATCATTAACTACTGCGTCCGCGCCCCACGGGTCGAACCCTATCTGGTCAATTTGATAGAACTCTGACGCCTCGCGGATTACATCCTGTATCGGCTCGGCGTTAATCCTCGCGCCTCCGGCTGGTTTTAACCAACCCTCATCGACCCATTGAGAATAAAACGCCATGCCGCTTGCTTTTCGTTCTTTGATTTTATCCTCTGGACAAAAGAATTCCGACAACACGAACGCCGGCTCGCCCTCTGCGGTCTCTGGAAAGTACAAAACAAAGGACGATAAATCCTCGTGAGACGCTAGATCGAGACCGCCGAAGCAGTGCCGACCCATCAGGTCGGGGACGTCAGACTGACAGCTATACCACTCGCTCATTGGCACAACGCGGTCGATCTGCTGCGTCGGGATGTTGAGCAGATACCGTCGGAACGCGTTTTGTTTCGCTGGCGAGTTCTTCGCCTCTGTGTAATGCTGGCGGATCGTCTCGACCTGCACCGTGTGACCCAGCGACGGCATAGCCTTGAACCATTGCTCCTCGTCGCCGCACTTCTCGAAGTCATCGACGCACGCCTCGTCGGCTTGTTTGAGATACCCGAAGCAGTGCGGGTCAATGATCGCACCCTCGAGCAGTTTCTTCGTGTAGTCGTATTGTTCCCACCATCTGAGCGACTGGTCTGCGATCCCAACTGTCGAGACGCTCAACAGCAGCGAATCAGGACGAGCCGCAGACGCGTATGCGAGACCCTCGTAAAGTGATCGCGACCGCATCGCGTGAAGTTCATCGAAAAGGACTAGGTTCGGATTGACGCCCTCAGTCCCTCGAGCCATCATCTCACCCGCTAACGCTTGATAAAAGCTGTTATTTGATCCGTAGAATATACGCTTCTTAGAATCAAATGCCTTGAGCTTCGTCGACAGCATCTTGCAGGTGCGAGCCATCGCAGCCGCTTCGCGGTAGATAATCGCAGCCTGTTCGCGGGTCGTCGCAACGCCGTACACCTCCGCACGCTTGCCCGAGGTCATCAAATAGAATAACGCGATCCCAGCGGATAGGGTCGACTTGCCCTGTTTTTTGCC